GCCGATCCATGCCGCCGTTGAGGCTGAGATCGTCAGCGCCGCGCCGAGGGCGCCGGATGCGGCGAGCTGTGACCCGATGGCGATGATGGTGACCGGGTCGGCGACACACAGCCCCGGGATGACGGCTGCAAGCGCGGCGACGATGCGCGACAACCTCATGCCTCGATCCTCCACGCGCGGCAGCCGAGCATGATCGATGCCCATGCCACGCCGCTTGGGCTGCTGTAGGCCACCTCACGGCCGGCACAGATGCCGAGCGCGCCACCGATGGCGCTGTCGGTCTGCATCATCACGAGGTCACCGAGCCGGGCCATCAGGTGCGGCACCTCGCGCGCGCCAGTGAGCGCCGTGACGGCTTCGGCGAGCCCGCCGTATCGGCTGCACACCGCCATGGCGGCGTTGAGCCCGGCGGCGTGCAGGCCGGCCAGCGGGTCGCGCCCAGTGCGCAGCAGTACCCACCGGGCGGCAAAGTCGCCGCAGTGGTGCGCGCGCCAGGAAAAGGCGGGCGCCCGCTGCAGGTAGAGTTCGAGGTCGCGGGCAGTGGTCACAGGATCGAGCGCTGGAAAGCGACGGTGAGCCACGGCGTTTCGCCGCGGACAAGGGCCTGCACGTACTCAAGCCCGCGGTCGCCGGGGTGGCGCTGCTGCTGCTGGGCGTCGGTCAGGCGGGCGCCATCCTGTCGGCGGGCATTGCTGGTGCCGGCCCGGGTGAGTTGCATCTCGATCCGGCCGCCGACCGGGCCGCCCAGTCCAGACGGGCTCGTGCGCGGCACCTTCACGGGCTGCATCTCGCCGACGTACAGCGGGATCGGCGCACCGACTGGCTGCAGCGTCTCCGGGTGCATGACTTGGTAGCGGATGCGCGCGCGCCGGCCACGGTAGCTCTCGACGTTGCCGAGCGTAGCGGCCAGCATGCCGGGAGCAAGCGGTATCGACAGCGTGACCTGCCCGGGGCCAGCGTCCTCGCTGGCGGTGATCTGGCTGATGCCAAGCTGCGAGCCCAGCGCGGTGTAGGTCTCCGGCGGCCCCTCGGGGGACGGCCGCAGCAGATCGACGGACCACGTCGTCAGGCGGTACGTGCCGGCGGCGAAGTAGAGGTCGACCAGATACGCCTCGGCGTAGGCTGGCGAGTAGAGGATGTCCAGCGCTGTCGAGTCGATCGTTTGCATCAGCGGAACGCCTCCACCAGATCGACCTGATGCTGCCCGCCGCGCCGACCGACATAGCCCCAGGAGGCCTCGGACTCGGTGCGCAGCCAGTAGCCGATCGGCTTGGACCATGTCACCGTGGCGCCGGCAGCGAATGCCAGTCGCGCGACGTGGTCGAACGTGATCGTGATGACGCCCGAGCCGTTGCTGATCGCGTCGGCAGAGATGCGGACCAGCTGTGACGTGCCGAGGCCGATGCCGATCTGCAGCCAGTCGTCGGCCAGCAGGGTGCGCGCGGCTTGCCCGGATCCGGCGGTGATGGTCGCCGTGCTGACGCCTGCCGCGAGCGCAGCCGACAGCGTCATCGTCCCGCGCATCGTCCCGCGCGGGTATGGGTGCGCGGCGGGGTGCATCGCGAGCCGGTTGGTATGCCCATGCAAGCCCAGCAGGAGGGTGCGCCACGCAGCGGCATCGCTGGCGCTGGTGGACTGCGGACTCACGAGGGTCTGCTTCCAGCGTGGTGGGCCGTAGATTGCCGCCTGCTCCCACCCGCTCGGGTCGCTGCCGCCGACCGCATCTGAGCGAATGTCGCCGATCGTGCAGTCGGGACCGAGGGCGAGGTTGGCGGGCGGGGTGATGATGGCCATGGTCAAGCCTCCCCGAGCAGCGCCGCACCGCTCGGCGTAATCCACGCCCAGGCGAGACAGGTGCCGTACTCCAGCAACCCTCGGCGCTCTGCTCGCTCCATGGCGCGGAAGCACACCTTTTCCGGCTGGCCGGTCATCTGCGCAAGGACGACGTCAACGTCGCCGACCTGCTCGCCGGCTTTGCGCATTGCGGCCCGCAGCTCATAGGCTCGCAGAACCTGCAGATCGGAGATGTCTTTTGTGGCCATGCGCGGATTCTACGCGGGCCAGCCGTCAGACGACACCGCGCTCTTTGAGTGTCTGCATCATCTCTTCCTGCCCGCGCCGGTTCAGCGCCGCCACGTCCTGCATGATCTGCGCCCGGTCGGCGCGGCTGTCGATCTGGATCTGTGGCGCGTAGGTGATCGACACCGGGCCGCGGCTGGATCCGCCCGCACTGGCGGGCGTCACCGGGGTCACGAAGCCGCCGGAGCCGCCCATCATCAGGTAGTCGCTGCCGCCGGTGGTGACCAATTCCGGGCCGCGCTCGTTGACCTTGTGCAGCGAGCCCGCAGACACTGCGCCGCCACCAGCGCGCCCGAACGCGGCAGCCATCCCGGCGGCCGAGTAGTTGCCGGCCCCGGCATTGCCGATCGAGCCGACGCCGCCGAACATCGAGCCCACCGCACCAGCCAGGGCGCCGAACACGTTGCCGCCGCCGATGCCGGCCAACTGCTGCATGATGGGGCGGATCACCAGCAGCTTCAGCGCCTCCGCCTTGATCGTTTCGAACAGCCGCTTTGCGCCGTCGGCTGATCCGCTGAACGCGCCGAGCATCGCGTCCTCCAGCCCGCCGGCGATCGACCCGACTGCGCCCTGTACGTCGGCCGCGGTGTTGCTGACCTGCTCGCGGTAGGCCTCCAGTCCTGCGCGCGCTCCGGCCAGCGGATCCCTGCGCGCCGACTCCGCGCCGGCCCGGTTGTTGGATTGGGTCTGGACCAGCTCGCGGATCGCCGCGGCCTGGTCGCGGTAGATGGACGCCATCGCCGCGCCGTCTTCGAGGGCGGCGGTGATCTCGGCGCGCTGCTCCAGTGCTGCAGCCTTGTCCAGTTCGCGGGCATCACGCAGGGCCAGCACCGCCTTGGTCGACAGGCCCACCTCCTCGCCCTCCAGGCGCGCCGTCTTGATCTGCTCTTGCAGCGCCTCGGTGCGGCTGCGCATCGTGTCGCGCACACCCTGGGTGGCCTCGATCGTCTGCGCGTCGATCTCGATCTGCTGGCGCTTGGCGGCCAGCAGGCGCTCGGTGGTCAGCAGCTCTTCGAGGTAGGTACTGACGTTTCCCTTCTGCGCGTCGGTCAGCTTCAGCCGTCCGTCGCGGACCTGGGTCATGACCTCCAGCGCCATCTTCTGCGCCTCGGTCGCCGCCGCGGTGCCGTTGATCTCGGCCGCGTCGGCTTCGGTCTTGGCGCGGATCGACGTGATCAGCTTCTCGTACTCGGCCAGGGCGCGCTCGTTCTCCTTCGCGGCTGCGTCGGCGGCCTTCTTGCGCGCTGCTGCCGATGCCTTCCCCGCGTCCTCTGCCGCCTTCGCCGCAGCCTTCGATCCCACGAGGTCGTAGGCCACTTTGGTCGGACGCGAGGCCCTCACGGTCTCTGCGCCCATGGTCTTGATGTCGTCGATGCGGTCGCGGATCTTGGCGCCGAGCGTGCGCTCAGACCAGGATTCGCTCATGTCGTCGGCCCATGCCTGCCCGACGGCTTGCACGCGCGTCACGGCCGCGCCCGCTGCGTTGACGGCGCCGGTGAAGTCACCCGCCAGCACGCGCCCGGCAACGTCGCCAATCCCAGCCATCGACTGCACCACTTGCACCGCTGCCGCGGCGGCCGTCTTGGCGATTGAGGACAGCACCTTGCCGGTGTAGATGCCTGCATCGATGAGGTACGTCAGCGCAACAACGCCGCCGCGCGCCCACTCGACAATCGTGCCGTCGCGCGCGAGCTTGCGAGCCTCGGCCGTCATGCCCTCCGTTCCGCTCATGACATCGATCAGTGCGCGCGCCGCCTCGTCCAGCGCGGGGACGATGCCGCCGACCACCGCCTGCGCCCACGACTCGCCAGCAACCGACAGCTTGGCGAGCGAATCCTTGTAGTTGGCCGCTTGCGTGGCCTGCTCGGCGGTGATGGCCGCAGCCTCAAGCCCACCTGCGCCGATGTCGTTCAGGACGGCGATGTACTTTTGGTACTCGTCGCCGCCGATGGCCATCGCCATCGCGGCTTTGGCGCCCGAGTCCTCGACCTTCGCAAGCCCTTGGGCAACCTTCTCGAAAGCCTCCTCGGACGTGAGCTTCTTCAACTCATTGTAGTCGATCCCGAGTTGCTTCAACGCGTAGCCGGCGCCCTCGGTGTCCTTGTCGACCTCCGACAACTTGGCCTGCAGCTCGTTGATCTGCTCGGCGAGGTCGCCGACGTCGAGCCCGTTACGCTTTGCGACCGCTCCCCACTGGCTGAGTTTCTCGACGCTGACGCCGGTGGACTGGCTCAGGCGGTCCAGCTCTTCGGCTGCGTCGATCGACTCGGTGATGAGTGACGCCAGCGCCCCGCCGGCCAGTGCGCCCGCGATGCCCGCACCCAGCCCCATGGCGAAGCTTGAGGCGTAGTCCTTCAGCCCGTCGAAGGACTTGCGGATCTGCTCAGCCGCTTTGTCGCTGGCGTGCGCCGCTTTGCCGAGGTCGCGCTCGAACTCGGCCAGCTTGGCGACGATGTCGATCGAGAGTTTCGCGAGAGCCATGGGTCAATCCTTTTTCTGCGCCCGGTCGTGGCGCCATCGCTTGATGATCTCGATCTGGTGCAGCAGCGCGCCCGGGTCTGTGACCCCCAGGTGCTCGCACACCACGGGCAGCGCAGATAGGTTCAGGCCGCCGCTGTCATCGGTCAGCAGCGACCACGCTCGCAGCGTCAGGCGCTCGGCGTCGCCGGGCTCGGGTCGGTCGTCGCCGAGTAGCTCCCCGTCGGCGAGTTGGTCGAGGAGCCGCTCGATTTTCCCGCCGTCGAGACCTTGGCGGCCAGATGCGCCTGCATCGCGTCAACCACGGCCTGGGCGGCCTTGGACGACCACTCGCGGCGGTCGGCAACAACCTCGGCCCACAAGTCCGCCGACCATGGTGCCGGCGACGACGAGCCGAGACCATCACCCAGCAGCGTGGCCTCGGTCACGCCGCGCCAGCCGGTGACCCAGCGGTAGCACAGCTCGGCGTCGGGCACGGCCTCACCCGCGATGAACAGGCGCCGAATGAACGGCGCCATCTCCATCTCGCTCGGCCGGATCACCGCCACCGCCACGCCGTCACCAAGATCGACCCAGGTCGTGCGGGCTGCGCGCATCTGCGCGATCAGCTGGGCGCTCACGTCAGCGAGCCGTTGAGCACGTCACCGGTCGGCGTGACCGAGAATCCGCCGGTGCCGAGGGCGCCGACTTGCAGCCCGAACGTGGACAGCGACGGCACACCGTTGAAGAACCAGACCGCCGGGCCGTTGGCCTGCATCAGTTCCAGCTTCCAGAGCACTTCGCGGCCGTTCAGCGCGGCGTTGCGGATGACGTTCTGGACGTCGCTGTTGATGTTCTGGCCGCGGGTCGTGATCGCCACGGTCTGCGCTGACATGCCCACCACGATGTTGCGGTCGACCACGTCCATCAGCCGGGTGTCGTCCAGGTTCTTGGCGTCGCCGCCAGACACCTCGAAGCCAATCGATTCGGACAGCTTGCCCCAGGTCGCGGCGGCGGTGATCGTGCCGGATTCCCATGCGCCGTGGGTCGAGTTGTCGAAGCCCTGGGCGGTGAATGCGTCGGTGGTCGGCGCCATCGCGCGAATGGCTTGGCCGTGGTAGCGGGTGCCGGGCGACGAGATCACGCCGATCGTGCCGGCGTTGAATCCGTGCGCGGCGCTGCTCACGAGTGCATTGGGCGTGGACGGGGTGGACGACAGCGTGAGCGCCGAGATGGTCTTGGGGCTCGCCGCCATGGTCAGCGCGACGTACAGATGGGCGTTGACGCCCCGGGCAGTGACAGCCATGTGCGGCTCCTCTAGTGGTAGTGGTGGGGATTATCTCAGGATCGACACCCGCACGGAGGCGAAGTCGAGCAGCGTCTCGGGGTCGAGCCCGGTCGTGATGTCGGTGACCATGGCGTCAGGCAGTGCAGCAGCCACAGCGGCCTCGATGGCCTCGCTGATCTGCTCGCATCGGCCGGGGTTCTGCGCCCATGCCTGCAGCTCGGCGGTGATGACCTCACCTTGCAATCGTCCGTCGATCCCGCGCTCCTGCTTGCGGTCTGTGCGATAGACGACATACGGCAGGGTGTCGGTCTGCTGGGCGGCGTTGAGGCGGACGCGGTCGGCGACATGCGCGACGAGCGGGGCGTAGCCGGTCAGGGCCTGGCGGATTTCGGCATTGATGCTCATGGGCGGCGCTGGTTGAGTTTCTGCACGGCGCGCCCGAGGCTGGCCTCGATCTTGGGCAGGGCGGTGGATGGCATGGCGCCGCCGGGTGCGGCGAGGAACCGCATAGGAGCGATGGCGCCGACGCGCACGGACACGCGTTTGCCGCCGGCTGTGCGGCGCTTGGTCATGCCCGCACCGCGGCCGAACTCCAGCCACTGCCAGTAGTAGGGGTCGCTCTTCGAGCGTGCGCCGCGCCCCCCCTTGGTGGGGGCCACGTTGACGAACACGCCGACATTGCCGTCGCGCTTGTCACGCCTGGATGTGCGGACCTTGATCCGGTCGCGGACCAACCCGGATGTGCGCGTCGGCGTGTCTCCGGCCAGCACTGGCGCCGCCCGTTTGGCGGCATCGCGAACGACGCGCGCGCCCGCTGCCAGTGCCGTGCGCAGCATCCGCCGCCGCAGCTTGTCGGGTAGCTCGCGCAGTGCGCGCTTGACGTCCTCGGCACCTTGGACGGTTTGGCTGCTCATGCGATCACCAGCGGGCCGGGGCCCAGCGCCAGCCAGCCTTCGCCGACCAGCAGGGCGCCGGTTGGAATGACAGGAGCCGGTGGCGCGGCGGACTGGCTCATCGCCTCAGCCGTTCCGGTCT